GCATATAAAGTGGAAGTAAGTTCCAACCAAAACTCTTCCAATACTTGTGTATGATAGTGTCTGCTATAAATTATTTACAGAATGAAAAATAAAACTAAAATTGCTTTGTTTGTATGTGACCCAAAATGTTCCGTACAATCTAGTAATGGTGTAATGAACGCATTATCGGAAAATTATAACTTTAAGCTATTTTCAAAGAATGAAGTTGAGAATGGTTTCTTTGATGATGTTGAAATGGTTGTATTTCCAGGTGGTTTCGGTGACTCAGATTCATACGACACTATATTGAAAAACAATAAAGATGTTGTTGTTGATTTTGTAACAAGAGGTGGTAAGTATCTTGGCATTTGCATGGGTGCATATTGGGCAGATAAAGATTATTTTGATATACTTGATGATGTAAGAGTTGTTCAGTATATTAAACAATCTAACACCTGCACAAGAAGGCCACATGCAAAGAACATGCCAACAAATTGGTTCAATGGCCATTATGAAAAAATGTTCTTCTATGATGGTCCTACTTTTACAGGTTATGGTAGTTACAAAACGATTGCTGCATATGATACAACTGGTTATCCAATGGCGATTAAACAGAACAATATAATGTTGATTGGTTGCCATCCTGAGAGTGAACAGTTTTGGTATGATAGTTACTCTTGGTTAAAAGGTAAGTATCATAATGGAACTCACCATGAGATATTATTAGATTTAATTGATGAGTTTTTAGAAAGATAACAGGATAAAAAAGAAATGAAAAGAATATTAAGATTTACCGCATCATGGTGTGGTCCATGCCAAGGTTTGGCCATGAACTTAGAAACAGCAGATTTAGATTTACCAATTGAAGTGATTGATATTGACATTCATTCAGATGTTGCACAAGAATATGGCATTCGCAGTGTACCTACATTAGTGATGCTTGATGAAAATATAGAAGTAAAAAGAATAGTCGGATCAAAAACAGTTAACCAATTACAAGAGTGGGCACAATGAGTAAAAGAAAAAGTAATTTATCAGAAGACAGAACAAGTTTCAAACCTTTCAATTATCCTTGGTGTTACGATGCATGGTTGAAACATGAACAATCCCATTGGCTTCATAGTGAAGTCCCTATGGCAGAAGATGTGAAGGACTGGAAGAATAAGTTATCTAAAGAAGAAAAACAATTTCTTACTAACATCTTTCGGTTCTTTACACAAGGTGATGTTGATGTTGCAGGTGGTTATGTTAACAACTATCTGCCATATTTTCCACAACCTGAAGTACGAATGATGTTGCTGGGTTTTGCAGCTCGTGAAGCCCTACACGTTGCGGCCTATAGCCATTTGATTGAGACTCTTGGATTACCTGATACAACATACAATCAGTTTATGGAATATCAGGCAATGAAAGACAAACATGATTATGTTATGAATTTGTCTGCACAGAATACAACCAAAGAGAATACAGCCACACACATTGCGGTGTTTAGTGCCTTCACAGAAGGTATGCAGTTGTTCTCCTCATTCATTATGTTGTTGAACTTTCCACGCACAGGCAAGATGAAAGGCATGGGACAGATTGTTACATGGTCTATTGTTGATGAAACTATGCACGCTGAAAACATGATTAAATTGTTTCGTACATACATAGAAGAGAACAAAGAAATATGGAATGATGATCTCAAATCTCGTATATACACCATCGCAGAAAAAATGGTTGAACTTGAAGATAAGTTTATTGACCTCGCCTTTTCTATGGGCGCTATGGACGGTCTTTCTAGTGAAGATGTTAAAAAGTATATCCGTTATATTGCTGATAGGCGTCTTATATCTCTTGGTCTTAAAGGCATTTTTAAAGTAAAAAGAAATCCACTGCCATGGGTTGAAGAAATGATTAACGCACCGATTCACGGTAACTTCTTTGAGAATCGTGTAACTGATTATGCCAAAGGCGCATTGTCTGGTGATTGGGGTGATGATGTTTGGGCTAAGGCCGCTTAATGTTAGAAATTATATACACACTAGTGGTAACACACATCACCATAATTTGTGTTACTTTATTTCTTCATAGAGGCCAAGCACACCGTGCCATCATCTTTCATCCCATTCTATCACACTTTATGCGTTTTTGGTTATGGCTGACAACAGGCATGGTCACTAAACAATGGGTAGCAGTGCATCGTAAACATCATAGGTTTAGTGATGCAGAAGGTGACCCGCATAGCCCACATGTATTTGGTTTTTGGAAAGTATTATTCAAGGGAGCATTTCTCTATAATGACGCAAGCAAAGATAAAGTCATGGTTGATACATATAGTGCTGGCACTCCTTCTGATTGGATGGAGCACAACATATACACTCCTCACAGTAGACTTGGCATTGGCATTCTCTTTGTGTTCAACATAATCGTATTTGGCTGGTGGGGTTTACTGATATGGGGTATTCAAATGATTTGGATCCCATTTTGGGCTGCAGGTGTTATAAATGGATTAGGTCATTGGTGGGGATATAAAAATGGTGAGACTAAAGAACATAGTCGCAACATTAGTCCTTGGGGTATTGTGATTGGCGGTGAAGAACTGCATAACAATCATCACCTATCGCCAGCCAGCCCTAAACTCAGTCGCAAATGGTTTGAGTTTGATATGGGATGGATGTGGTTGTCAATTTTTAGATTCTTAAAACTAGCGAAAGTGAGAGTATAAATGATTTTAACAAATTATCATTACAGATATTATAATCTGATGAAATGTATTATTGGTATATGGAGAAAAATTAGATGAGCTTTTTAGTTGCAAACACACCAAGAATTAGATGCTATATAAGAAAAGAATTTCTTTATAATTTCGAAAAAGGTTTTGGCGAATACATACCTTGTATTTGGGTATCAATCAAATCAATGAGCCGTAGAGCATTTTTTATTGAATCATATTTGCCTGAATATGGCGCACTTTATGATAAATTACCTTTACATGCATATGTGTCCCGTACAGATAATCTTGTGCCTTCAAAGTTTTTGCCTTTAGATCATTTACAGATATGGGATTGTTTGTCATATGACCTTACTGTAATACAAAAATCATTTTTGTTAAATCTAAGTGGTAAAGTTTATGCTAAAGATAAACAATGGTATCAAGGTAACTACATGTTTACTGTTGACAATTGTGCATCAGATGAACATCTAGATATGGGTGATAGTGAAAATCCAGAAGATCATAAATCATATAACTTTCTTGAACTTGACAATGGTCAGTATGCGGCACAACCAAACAATCGTTGCATATGGCTTGATGCCGCAAGCAATCCAAAAGAAATGCTATTTCCAGACTTCAAAGTTTGTACAAAAAAATACATTGTAGAACAAAATCCAAAATGGGCAATTGGTGATGCGGACACAGTAATGTACGAATAATCAGAATGACAAAAACATACCGAAGCATTTTTATTAGTGATGTGCATTTGGGAACTAGAGATTGTAAAGCAGAAAAGTTAAATAACTTTCTTAAACATAACACCTGTGATACATTGTATCTTGTTGGTGATATAATTGATGCATGGAAGATTCAACAGAACAGGTGGCGATGGAAACAAAGTCACACCAATGTTGTTCGCCGTGTACTTGGTCATGCCAAACGAGGGACAAAAGTAATATTCATTGCGGGCAACCATGATGAGTTTTTAAGACCTATGATACCATATGGTTTTAGTTTTGGTTCAATAGAAATACAGAATCAAGCAGAACATATTGGTGCAGATGGTAAACATTATCTGGTCACACATGGTGACCTGTTCGATGGCATCACAAGACTGGCGCCATGGCTTTCATTTTTAGGAGACAGGGCCTATGATTTCATTCTTACACTTAATAGCAAACTCAATTGGTTTTTGCATCGCTTTGGTTTTCGGTACTTTAGTCTTAGTCAATATCTCAAAACAAGAGTAAAGAAAGCAGTAGATTTCATATTTCATTTTGAAAAGAATCTGGCTGCATACTGTAAGAAACGTGGATATGATGGAGTTATTTGTGGCCACATACATCATGCAGAGATAAAAGAAATTGATGGTGTTACATACATGAATGACGGTGATTGGGTTGAGTCATGTACTGCATTGGTAGAACATCATGACGGCCGCTGGGAAATTATAACATGGACTAAACAGAATGACACAGACGATACTGATAATAACTGATAACCTACCAGACCAAATCAATGGTGTCGTTACTACCTACAAAAATATTGAGGCGTGTGCGGTTTTGGATGGTTATAACATTGTTTACATTACTCCCAGGAACTTCCGCCACTTTGATTGTCCTGGCTACAACGAAGTCAAGATTGCCTGTACCTGGAAGATGGGCGAGAAGATTGAGGCGGTCGGTGCGGATTATATCCATATCGCCACAGAGGGTCCTGTGGGTCTGTCTGCTAGAAAATATTTGTCAAAACATAATCTTAGGTACAATACTGCTTATCATACTAAGTTCCCTGAAGGACTTAGAGCCTTATTTGGCATACCTGAGGCAGTTACTTGGCCTCTAGTGCGCTGGTTTCATAAACATAGTGGTAAGGTGTTGACCACTACGGAGACAATGAAACGAGATTTACTCAGTCGTGGATTCAAAGACAACATCATATCATGGACAAGAGGTGTTGATAGAGATATATTTAATCCTACTCATAGAGTTAAGACAACAAGCAAATACATATTATGTGTAAGTAGAGTTAGTAAAGAAAAGAATTTAGAAGCATTCTTTGAACTTGATTATCCAGGTTATTTGAAGGTGATGGTTGGTGATGGGCCAATGTTAGAAACTTATAAGAAGAAATATCCCGATGTTCATTTCACAGGATTCAAAACAGGTGTAGATTTGGCTAGGTACTATGCCAATGCAGAAGTGTTTGTATTCCCTAGTAAATGGGAAACATTTGGTATTGTAATGATTGAATCAATGGCCTGTGGCACACCAGTTGCTGCCTATCCATGTGACGGACCAAAAGATGTTATTGAACAAGGTAACACAGGCTTTATGAATGAGAATTTAAGTGATGCTATCAATTTTTGTCTACAGTTGAACAGGAATAGCATACATAAAGGTAGTTCTAAGTGGTCATGGGATAACGCATGGCAAACATTCAGAGATAATTTAATCAAATGTTAACGATAACAGAATCAGCTAAAACAAAAATTCTAGACCTTCTTGCTGAAGAAGGCAACCCCGACCTAGCACTAAGAACATTTGTTCAAGGTGGTGGTTGTAGTGGAATGAGTTATGGATTTACATTTGATGAGATAACAAATGAAGATGATTTTGAAGTACCTTTAGAGAAGTTTAAGGTGTTAGTAGATGCAATGAGTATGCAATATCTACAAGGTGCGAGTATAGATTACAAAGAAGACATACAAGGTTCACAGTTTGTTATTAGCAATCCAAACGCACAATCAACTTGTGGTTGTGGTTCTTCTTTCTCGGTATAAACAATGGCCTATTCACAAAAAGTAATTGACCACTATGAAAATCCCAGGAATGTGGGTAGTTTTAGCTCTAGTGATACTTCCATTGGCACTGGTATGGTTGGGGCACCTGCTTGCGGTGATGTTATGAAACTTCAAATTAGAGTAGAAGAAGGAATAATCACAGATGCACGATTCAAAACATATGGATGCGGTTCAGCAATCGCAAGCTCCAGTCTCCTTACAGAATGGGTCAAAGGAAAGACACTTGACCAAGCGGGAAAAATTAGTAATTCAGCAATTGCTGAAGAACTTGCCTTACCACCGGTTAAAATACATTGTAGCATACTTGCAGAAGATGCTATCAAAGCCGCAATAGCAGATTATAAAAACAAACATGATATCGTTAACTGAAAAAGCTTCTAACAAAGTAAAACAACAGTTGATGCGTAGAGGCAAAGGTGAAGGCCTTCGTATTGCTGTTAAGACAACAGGTTGTTCTGGTTTCGCATATGTTTTAGAATATGTTGATGTGCCTAATGAAGATGACTATTGCATGGAATCATATGGTTGCAAAGTATTTGTAGATCCAAAAACTTCCGTATTTCTTAAAGGTTTAGAAGTGGACTATATAAGAAAAGGCTTGAACGAAGGGTTTGAATTTAATAACCCAAATGAACGAGATCGCTGTGGTTGCGGTGAAAGTTTTAGAGTCTAATAACTATAAAAGGAAATTATGAAGAAGTTTTTATTGATTTTGTTAGCAATGCCAATATTAGTGTTTGCACAGGGCAAGATGCCTGCTAAATCAGCAACATATGATGCACAAGTTATTAGAGTGAGTGATGGCGACACGATTGTGATCTCTGCCCCCTTCCTACCTGCTCCGCTCAAACCAGAATTGGCTGTCAGAATCTATGGAGTCGATACGCCAGAAAAAGGACATAGAGCACAATGCCCACAAGAAGACCAACGAGCACAATTGGCGAGTAAATTTACAACTCAAGCCTTACAATCCCATCCAAAACACCAAGTCATTATCTATGGATGGGATAAATTTGGTGGTCGTATATTGGGAGACATTCTGGTAAATGGGCAGAGCATCCGTCAAGGTCTTATCAGCAACGGTCATGCTCGTGAATACTACGGTGATGCCAAACAAAGTTGGTGTAACTAATGGCCACATTAAATCACACTTGTGGTGATTGTGATTCCGAATTCACAATTAAATATAATGAAGAGCTTTGTGATGATGACCCAATTTATTGTCCATTCTGCAGCGCATACCTACTCCTAGAGAATGATGCAACGCAGGATGACGATGATTAATGTGGTTATATAATAGTAAACAATTTATAGAAGAAGACATTGGTGATTATTTCGGATTCGTATATCTTATCGAAAATAATCTCAATGGTCGCAAGTATGTGGGGAAGAAATTCTTCACTCGAGCCGGCACAAAACAAATCAAAGGTAAGAAAAAAAAGGTTAGACTATCTTCTGGATGGTCAGCCTATTGGTCTTCGTCTAAAGAATTGCAAGAAGATGTAAAGAAACTAGGAGAGGAAAACTTTACCCGCACAATATTATATCTGTGCAAAAGTAGGTCGGAATGTTCGTATAGAGAAACAAAGGAGATTTTCATAAGAGATGCTTTACTCACAACAAACTATTATAATTCTTGGTGCTCATGTAAAATACACAAGGCACATGTGTTGAACAAACTATGAGATCACATAAAGAAAACACCAACTTACCTGCCAAAAGGAAGACAATGGCTCGCAAACAAACCGCAAACACAATCATTGAGACCACAAAAGAACCTTATGCGCCAAAAAGTAATGCGTTAAAGGTTAGAATGGATGATCTAAAAACTTTTGAACCATTAACAGACAATCAAAAACTATTCTTTGATGCATACAAGCGAGGTGATTATTTTGTTGCATTACATGGTGTTGCAGGCACAGGTAAAACATTCTGTGCCCTATACAAGGCCATTGAAGAAGTATTAGACAAATCAAACCCGTTTACTAAAATCATTGTTGTTCGTTCAGCAGTACAATCCCGTGAGATTGGCCATCTACCAGGTGATGTAAACGAAAAGATGGAAATCTATCAACAGCCATATCGCCAAATCTGTGAAACATTATTTGGGCGCCGTGATGCATGGGATAGGTTAGAAGAGCAACATTTCATTGAATTCATTAGTACATCATTCATCCGTGGTATGTCATTTGATGATGCCATCATTATTGTAGATGAGATGCAAAACATGACCTTTGAAGAAATTGATACCGTTATGACACGGGTTGGTTACAGATCCAAGATTATATGGTGTGGTGACTACAGACAAACCGACCTGAATAAGAAAAAGAATGATGTATCAGGTATTCTTAAATTCTTTGATATTGCTCATCATATGAAGGCATTTACTCGCATTGAATTTACCGCAGACGATATTGTCCGTTCTTCATTAGTAAAAGACTACATCATGGCAAAGTTACAGTATGAGGACTATCAAAATTAGTACAGGCAGACTAGTAAATTGCTGTTGCAACCGCACATTTTTTACTATATAATAGGACAGGTGCTCAATTCGAGGCCTGTTTTATTAATCGTCTTAGGAGATAAACATGTTCGCAGTAAATACATTCATCGATACCGTTCAAGGTTCAAAAAAATACTTTGTTAATACATTCATTACTGACAAAGAAATCCAAAAACCACTAGTTGGCGTCCCTAGTACTGGTGTTGTGAATGTTGTACTAGCTGCTATTGATGCTGTTTTTATTTTACTTAGAGGCATTGTTTTCTCTCA